AACTTCATGATCCTGAAGAATTTGATGCAACAATTAATGTTTGGAAAAGGTCAGTAATTGATACTATTCCACTTGGTTGTTCTGTAAAATTCAGAATGGATGTTGAAGAAATGCTTGAAAAATTCAAAAGTATATATTAAAGATTATCCTTTAATCATGTGTAGGGGTTGACGAAAGTCAATCCTTTTTCTATATTGTAATCAATAAAGAGGTAATAATAAAATGTTTGGAAAACCATTAGCATATATTGTAAGAATTAAGGATATCCGAGAGATTCCTGGGGCGGACAGAATTGAACTTGCTACGGTTATGGACTATACTGTAGTCGTTAAGAAAGGTGAATATCAACCTGGTGATCTTAGTTTGTATGTAGAAGTAGATTCACTTCTTCCAGATGGTTTGTCTGATGAACTTCGTGCTAAATATACTGCTATTAAGGAAGGTAGAGAATTAGCGGATGCTACAAAGGAAGAAATTGAAAACGCTCTCAAGGCAATTCAAGAATCTTCTAAGTACCCATATTTTGAATTTCTCAGAGATAAGAAGTTCAAAATCAAGAGCATGAAGCTTGGAAAGTTTGGTGTTATTTCTCAAGGTATTCTTTTCAAGCCTGCAGATCTTGGTATTACTGATGCAAAGGTTGGTAAGGATTATACTCTTCAATTCGGCATTACTGAAATTGTCCAAGATGAAGAAGAAGCTGGTCTTAATACTGGTAAGAAGGATAACTGGCTTGTTCGCAAGCTTATGAGATATACTTGGTATCGTAACTGGAGGAAGCGTCATAACGTTTCTGAAACTTGGGATCCAACTAACCCTGGAAAGTCTGACGAGGAAAACGTCCAAAAGGTTTACACCAAGATGTTTGAACAATACAAGGGTAAGAAATGGGTTAAGACTGAAAAGCTCGAAGGTCAAAACATTACCGTTTTCTCTGAAAAGATTGAACCAAGTTGGTTTGATAAGCTTTTCCATCGCAATGTGGAAAGCAAGAGAATCGGCGTATGTTCTAGAACTAGGGAACTTAATAAGAATGGTTCTGGAAAGGCTTTCTGGGACACAGTTCTTAGACTTAAACTTGATGAAAAAATCAAGAAGATTCCAGGTGAATGGTTCTGCCGTGGTGAACACGTCGGTCCAGGTATTCAAAAGAATATCTATAACCTTCCAAGAACTGATATTATCTTCTTCGACTTTTACAAAAAAGTTTACTTCGAAGATACTATAAATAGAAAAGTATTGTTCAAGTGGGAAAAGTTGAATTTCGAAGATTCTGTTCTTTTCGCTGAACAATGGGGATTGAAGTTCGTTCCAGTTCTTGATGACAATTACGAATTACCAGAAGGTCATGTAAATGATAAGGGTGTATTCGTTTCTGGTGCTGACATCATGCTTCAAGAATCTGATGCAAATACCGTTTTCGGTAACAACCTCAGTCATAAAAGAGAAGGTTTCGTTCTTAGACTTCGTGACGACTATAACGTTTCGTTCAAGGTCAAGAATCCTAACTACAGTATTTAAGGAAATTCTATGGCAGAAACATTAAACGAAAGTGTAGCTCGTCAAGAGGCTACTAATGAGACTTTAACTAACCGTATGCATACCCTGGAGGAGTTTTATACTGAGAAGTATAATCTTTTAAAGGGTATTAGCGAAACGCATCCAGATTGCTTTAAAACGCCGTTTAAACTTGTTTCTTTTGCAGAGGCTAAAGAATCTATACCTACTGTGAAAGACAAGTCCAAAACGCTTAATATGCAAATTGACAAGCTTTCTGAATTTTATGTTGGTCTCATGAACCAATATGAACATATTAAAGATACTCATCCCGAATATCTTTAAAAAATAAAAATAAATCTCTAACCGTTTACAAAACCAACCGTTTTTACTATATTTGTGATAAAGGAATTATATGAAGGCTATTAGTTGTGGTGTAATTATTATTGATAAAGCATCTCGTAAGCTTTTGGCATGTCATCCTTCTTGTCACTCATATAGAGACGGTAACTGGGATATTCCCAAGGGACATGTGGAAGGTAACGAGACTCATGTGGAAACAGCTTTACGTGAATTAAAAGAAGAAGCTAATATTGTACTTACCGAATCTGATCTTTATGACTGTGGTATGTTCTTGTATACCAAGTATAAAGACTTACATCTTTATGTCGCAGAAACTGACATCAATCTTAAAGACTTAAGCTGTTCTACTACTTTCAATTTCGAAGGAAGAACTCCTTTGGAAGTAGACGATTACAAACTGATTGATGACACCGCTACCCAAACATATTACAGAAGTTTGGGACCGCTCGTAGCCGATTGCATTAAACGCTACAAAGAGCGTGACATAAATAAGGTATGAATTTAGAGACGTTTAAACAAGTTGAGGAAAAAGCAAAAACAGATTTATCTATGCCTGATACTTTGGAGGCAATTATTAAAAAGAATAATATTTTGCCAGCCGTTATTCAAGAATGGATTAAATTGTATCAAGATCAGAAATATGTCTGTGCAAGCTTAAATGTAGAATTGTTGGAATTATACGGTGATTTGACAAAGTGTTTCAAAAGACCTAGAAATACAGTGGAATTACAAAAGAAATACAATATCTCAATCAATGAATTTTGGGAAACAGCAAAAGAAATTGATTCGCAGATTAATTGTTGTACTCCTTATGTAGCAAAACTAAAACAGGTTAACCAACAGAAATACTTTTTGGAATTCATCGAAAACACACTGAATAACATAAAGAATTTATCTTTCGCTATCAAGAATTACCTTGATTACAAGAAACTCATGATGGCGACATCGTAAAAATTTTCGCTATAAATATAACGAAAATGAGTTTAACAAGAGTTTAATTGGTTAGTTTCGCCAATTGAAACATGAATACACAAATGTGATTTATGTCTTTAACAATGAAACGAAAAGAGACACGTAAGGTCTCGAAAGGATAGAATACTATGAATAATATTTTTGAAAATCTTCTCAAGGAACTCAATGCATTCGATGCATCTTTTAATGACACTGCTGAAAAGGTCAATGTCCCGCTCAACATCATTCACGAAGAAGATGGTTCGAGCACTATCGAAGTTGCAGTCGTTGGTAAGACCCGTGAAGACATCAAGCTCAAGGGCACCATTGAAGACGGTAAGGCATATCTTACTATCGAAACTGTTGAGAAGGAAGCTACAGACGCTGAAAAGGATGCTGAAGCAAAGCGTGTTTACACAGTTCGTAAGATCAAGGGTAGCGGCAAGCTCTCTATCAAGATCTTCGTTCCGGCTAACCTCAGCATGAAGGAACTCACCGCTAAGGTTGAAAATGGTCTTTTGACCATCAATATCCCGGTCTGTCCTGAAGCCCGTCCGGTTGAATTTAACGTTGGCTAATAACCAATTTTAAATCAAAAATATAAAAGTAAGTCTTAATTGACTTACCTTTTTTTATTTTAAACATTTTCTTGTGCTGTATAGAAGAACTCTTCTTCTGTTGCATACGTTATCGCATCAGCAGAATCTAACATATCTTCGTATTTCTTTAGTCGTTCTTCTGTCAAGAATGCGTCTGGTTCAATTTGTTTAAGAACTAATTTTGCTTCTCTGAATGAACCTGTCTGAACCAATGAAATTACTGTCAATAACTTCTGTGCAATTTCTAATGGTGTCACTGTTTCGAAATCTGTAAAGATACATTCTTCACGGAATAACGAGATGAATTCGTTGCCGACTGTGATGTTATAGTCAACCTCGCCAGCGACTCCATCAATAGCAGAAATTCTTGATGCATTGGAGTTATATTCGGTGATAAATCTGAAGCGGTCAACTGGCTTGTCCATAAAGTCAAGCACTTCATGTTCATCGAATTCTTCCAGAATTGCTTCAGCATTCTTTGACCAGAATTCTTTATTGTTATAGACACATTCGCCATCTACATAAACAATTCTTGAAATGTATTTCATATCGACGTCCTGTAAAATGTAAAAATCTTCTTCATTTTCATTTAGCTCTTTCATTCTAGCTCTAAGATTAGCTAAACTACTTGTGTTGTGTGTTAATTTTCCTGTTTGTTTGTTTACTGCATAATAATGACTCATTATTAAACCTCATTACCATTTATTTTTAGGTAATACTTTCTATTACCAGTTGTAGCAGATCTAAGTGTATTAGAAATTACGCCTTCACCAGAAATCTTCTGTTTTACCAAATCATCGCTAGTACCTATTTCAGTCATATAATTACCATAAGTACCAGAATTGTCAATCATAGAACTTAAAGTTGTATAATTATATACTTTTTGCCAAGATCCATCATAATAGTAAACATTATCATCATTGTCACCTGATATAGTTCCGCCTTTAATAAAATAAAAACCACCGTTTATTGGATTTGTAGGTAATGTATCTATTGGTGTAAGTGAAGATATTTGACTTGTATAACCAGATTGCATTTTGAAGACATGACCAATAATATCAGACGCATTCCAACCATATTCCCAACTACTAGGTCCAGTTGTGCATAAAGCAGATGTATATGATTTAATATCTTTTAATAAATTTGCTAAACGCAGAGCTGCGGTATTTTTACTTGCATAATCAGTCACATTACTTGGAGTATTAGATGATTTGTATGCAAATCTACCAGAAAATATAGGGCCGTTTTGCGGCATAAATCTAAATGAATCATCTACTGACATAGCACAAAATGCAATAATATCTTCTGCTCGTATATTACCAGTTTCTACTCCTAATTCCCCTTTATATGGTTTTCCATTGCCAGCATCTGAACGAACAAAACACACATGCTGTTCAAAGATGGTATTACTGCCTTCCCATACAAAAAAATCATTTTCAGATAATGGAACTACTGTGCTTAAATCACTTGCTTCACCACCGTATGTGCCTAAAGTAGTTATATCTGTTGTAGTAACAGTATCACGATCATTATGATATGCTTTATAAACGCCGTTTTCACCATCAAAATATGCGGGCCAGAATGTATCTTCACCAGGACTTTCATTATTATGCTGATATACAATGTAATAAGTTTTGCCACCTTTTAACAACACATTTTGATTATTAACATAGCGCTTGTAACCAGCAAGTTGATATTCAGTTGCAGAATCTGGACCATTGTCAGCATTAAACGCTGCAATATATAAGCCAGATTCATGAAGAATTTTTACTCTAGCTTTATCATTATTACCTTGACTAGATGTAGTAAAAATTTCAATTGTTTGTACATATATGTCTGCTATTGGCTTATATTGTATAGCAACGAGCTTATCACCAGCAACTAATGTTCTTTGTGCATGATCTCTTAACCAAATGAGTTTAAGATCACCTGCATTATTAGATGGAGACCAATATACAGCTTTAATACTGTGAGCATTACCTGCAGCATCGCACCAAATAATATTTCTGGTTCTTGCTGCCAAATTAGTCTGACTGGGATGTGTTGGTCTAATATGTTCTAGTTCACCGGCCATATTACCTCATTAAACAATATCATAAACGAAATAGTATGTATTTGCTTCTGTGACTGTTGGAACTTCTGTAACGTTAATTACACATGCACCAATATCAAACCCACTAGCTGTCTTTCTTAACATATAATTAGGACCATTTGTTGGGTCAAAACTTGACATAGAATTATAAGATGTAGTTGGAACATGAACAACTTTTGATTGATTTCCCTGAGACTCAACAGTAATATTACCATAAGAATTAGCACCATCAGGAGCAAAGTTAATTTGTAAAGATGTTCCATTTAAATCACCAACATTACCGCCTTGAACATTCTTTAAGAAACCACCGCCATAACTATTTACACCTAACCAGTTAGTACCTATAGCGGTTGTATCAGTAAGACTATTTACTCTGGATTGTCCCATTAAAGTAGCAGTAGTATTTACAGCTAAAATATTTTTTCCAGTAGATTTAACGATAACATTACCAGATACTGTTCCACCAGATAATGGAAGATAATTATCATCTAACCAATCTTTTGTTGGAATTACATCTGTTTTTACACCTAATTTTGTGCTTACAGATTTACCATTACCTGATAATGTTGTAGTGTCTATATTAGCTGTTGCTACGAATGTTCTATCTGATTCTGCCTTTGAATAACATTGATCATTGAAGTCACACCAACCACTTACATTACCAGCATTATCTGTTCTTAATACTAAATAATTATTTACTAATGAAGAATCTGGTTTAATAACATACTTTGCAAATTCAGTAGCTAATTCAGCTGCACCACTTGTTTCAGTCTTTTTATAATAATATGTTAAATCGTCAGCATCTTTCGTTATAAATCCTCGCTGACCAACCCAAGTTTCTGCTTGACTTAAAGCATTAGCGCTAGCTTCATTCACATATGTTTTCGTTGCATAATCGCCTTTTGGCTGATATGTAGTAGAAGCATCACTTGTTGTCAAGTAATTAGCCATATCAGATTTAGTTTGATATGTTTGATCAGCAGCAGTTGAATCAAGTTTTGTACTCAAAGCATTGGTAATTTCCGTTGCACCGCTTGTTTCTGTCTTTTGATAATAATTTCCACTATCTGTTAATTGAGCAACTGCTGTAGGAATATCAGATGTCAAGGCATATTCAGGAGGAACTGATGTCAAATAACCTTGATCTTTAACCCAAGTTTCTGCTTCATTATAAGCATTAGCACTTGCAGCTTCAACATAAGCTTTAGTAGCATAATCAGCAGAAACAGAAATAGTATAATTTGAGGCAACTTTAGTAACTTCAATACCTTCTCCGCCAAGAAGATTAACAGTTGCACCTTGTCCATCCAGACCGTTTGAAATATTAAATATATGCTGACCATCACTATCTGTAATAGTAACCTCAGTACCACCTGCCGGGAATTGTTCTGATACTGGAATGGCAGCAGTAACAACTGTCGGTGAGAAACCATCAGAACCATTAGCACCAGAAACACCACTCATAACATCGATGGATTCTGTTTTAGTAGTTCCGTCATCATCGTAAGTAAATATAACTCTGCTACCACCTGTAATAGTTTCAGTAGAAACAGTCGGAGAAATACCATCTTTACCATTAGTTCCAGATGCGCCTTGAGCACCGCTTAATATATTAAACTGTGCAAGAGGATCACCACCACTTGTATAACTAATTGTTACTTGTGTACCGCCAGCAATAGTAGCAGTTGTAGCAGTGATTGGAGTAGCATCATCACCTTTATCACCTTTTTCGCCAGTATCACCTTTTGTACCACTAGGACCTTGTTCACCTTGTGGACCAGCAGGACCTTGTGCACCAGAAATATAAGCAGCTTCTGGTGATGTAGCAGAAGATGCAAGTGTCCAGTGAACATAACCATCACTTTCAACACTAGGTTTCCACATTAAATCACTTTTTACAATTGTTCCACCACCTCCACCAGCAAGAGGATAACCGCTAATAGCAGAAACACGTCCTGCTTCATCATATTCAAAGACGTTTGGTGTTATACTTGGATTTTGAATTATCATTTCTGCCATGAATTATTCCTCTGTATCGTCTGCTTCAATTAAAGACTTAAGTAACCAATTTTTAATATTTATAAGCTTTTTGCTATGTGACACATCAAGCTGCTGAACCATTAAACTAGCAGTATAGAAATATCCACTTCTAATTAAAGAAAGAATACTTGGAACTACATTAATAATTGGAAGCATATCTGATTGTGTAACTTCTAACAATTTTTCATGCAAATCTCTATCCAGATATGGTGCAATTTTGTAATTCCAATCAAGACCGGATATATGACTTGCAGAATTAAATAAATCATAATATGCACCATAAAATGCATTATTATAATTTTGTGAAATCTTTTCTTTATTATAAGTAACTAACATATATCCTCATAATTAATTTGTTCTTGTTCTAAAGCCAACATATGGTTTAATACCGCCAAATTTATCCATTGAACCGGCGTTTGCAAAATTATAATATGGTCTGGTAAAATCAAGTGTTGTTATATTTTCTAAACCTAGCCATGGTTTTGGATTACCAATATCTACGGTTGTATTCGAACCCATGCCTAAACCAAGAACATTGTGCCAAGTTCCGCCATGGTTATTAAGTTTATCAATTCTTATACATACATAATATAATTGTTCAGGATACATTGTACCTAACTCTTCTATTGGGTATAAGTTTCTTGTATTCATTACTACCTGACCACCAGCTGTCGGAATTAATCCATATTCACTTTCCCATAGCATTTTTGCTTGACCAGCAACACCTTCATAAACAGCAATAGAAACATATTCGTTAGAATCAGCATTACCGCCATTCATATATGCTTGTGTTAATGGACTAAATTCATATTCTATTGCTGGTCTAAATAAGTATGAATATTGCATACTACCAACCAAATTTCCAACAGTATTTAAAGCACCGAATGGGATAGTTTCAGTCATACGACCATTAATAGAATTAACTAACTTATCAAATACTACTGGGTCAATTGGAGTATCTGTAGAACCATTTGTAAGTGTAAGCTGATTATTGCTATTTAATGTGAAAATCTGATTATCATAATTAAGACCAATCTTTCTACTATCATTATTGACAGAAATTGGACTATCACCAATATAATCGTTCATGAGAACACTATTATCATTAGTGCTTACAACTTCTTCAACAATACTTGCTGTAACATTCAAATGAGCAGTTGCTGGAATTTCGCTACCGCCATAAACAACACAGTATTTTCTTGTTGGAGCAACAGTATGGTCAACTGTAATAGCAATAGTAGCATTGCTAGTTCCGACTTCTGTTGGGTAGTAATTTTGAGTAGAAACAAGTTCTGTATTGTCAGTAGCACTCAATATGAGCTTATTTAATAAGTAAGCGTGTGTTCCTGGGTTATTATTGTCAATGGTTTCATTGATACAGAAAGTAAATTTATTTGTCGTTTCTGGTAATGTAATCAAACCATTTTCATCAACTACAATATTATGATAATTAGTTCCGTTAAATGGAATTATTGTGCCAGCAGAAACAACACTTGTGCTTCTGTAAGTATCATACATGTATTCCAAATCATTAGCACTTAAACCAACGTCCCATGTATTTGTTTCAGCATTATATTCTGCAGAAACACCATTACTTCCAACAATTTCAGCACCAGAAATGAAGTAATAATCCTTATCGTTGTATGTTCCAGACTGTGCCATTGCATACTTTGCAGAAATATCATAGAATACAGGTTCTGGAATTTCACCCTTCTTTACGTAATCTCTTTCAACTGTTGCTGATAAATCATCGATTGTTGCAGAAACTTCATCAATAGCACCAAATAATGTTGTACAAACATCTGCAATTTGATCAACGGTATTATCAAATTCATCTTGATCAACTTTTTCGTTAAGTTCTGTAGACCAATCTTTTGCACTTAATGTAAATGTTGTCTTGTCTTCATCACGAGCTGTTGCAACATGTAATAAAGCTTCATCTTCAGAAACAACATTGTAAGAACCGCCTAATGTAGCTAGATTAACACCTTGCCACTTAGAACTATCTCCATCCTTGACTAAGAAATATGCTAAACCAGCAGCACTGATAATATCAGAAGCAGAAGTAACCCAATCACCAGAAGCAATCTGAATAGAACTTACAGAACTGATTGCAGAAAATTGTTCGATTGTTAACTTATCTTGTTTTGCACTGAGTTCATTTGTCCAGTCATAACCAGAAATACCATAATCATCAGTAATCTTAATATATTCATTAGCTGCAGTATAAGTTGGAACTACTGGAATATCTGTCTTCTTAGCATATTCACTAGAAACAGTAGCAGATAAATCGTCAAAGTGGTTATCAACTTCTGTTTTTGTATAATACTCAGTTAACTTTGATGCACTGACATATTCACCAACAGGCTGGAATGTCTCATTAGCCCAGCTAGAAGTTTCTCTAAATTCTGCATTAACTTCAGACTTAGTATAATAATTGTCTAAGGTAGTTGCACTGACATAATTACCAATCGGCTGGAATGTTTCATTAGCCCAAGCAGAAGTTAAATCGAACATTGCACTAACTTCAGTCTTAGTATAATACTTTAATAATTCTGCAGCTAATTCTTCATCAGTTACATAACCTTGTAAATCAATAGATGCCATACCTACGCAAACAAAGTCATATAAACTTGTTTGTGCATCTTTCTTCCAAATCCATTCTCTATAATTATCTTTTTCTTGTAAATCTGAAACTTTAGTTAAATAAATAGTTTTTTCATTTGGAATAGAACCATCTGATAATTTACCATCGATTAAAACTGGTTTTCCTAAATTTTGTTCATCACCATTTACAATTCTAAAACCGCCAAAATTAGCAAGTAATTCATCAATTTCTTCTTGAGAATAAGTTTCATCCTTTTTATAATAATTATCTAAAGATGCACTTGTAAGATAATCACCTTTAACTTGGAATTTACCATTTGCCCAAGCAGAAGTAGCATCAAATTGTGCATTAACATCTGAAGTTTTTGCATATGGTTCTAATGCATCAGATTTTAAATAACCTTGACCATTTACCCAATTTTGAGTAGTGGAAACAGCTGCAGCAGAAGCTTCACGTGCATATTCTTTTGTTGCATAATTACTTAAATCTGCTTCTTTCAAATAATGCTGGTTTGTAACCCAAGTAGTTGCAGAATTAACTGCTGCTGCAGAAGCATCTTTTAATTCATTATGAGAAACTACATCAGCGGTAAGATTAATCTGATGTCCAATAACCTTAATTCCATCTCCGCCATAATAAGCTTCAGCACCAGGAATATTATCAAAACGTTCATTGACCCATGCTGCAGAGGCATCAAATTCACGTCTTACATCAGCTGATAAAGCATATGGTTCAAGGTTTACTTGTTTTAAAAATCCTTGTTCATTAACCCAATTTTTAGAAGCATATGGGTCAAAAACAGATGGATGAATCTGTTGTGCAGAAATACCAGAAGTATTGACCTTAATCTTGTCATCAGAAATAGCAATAGTATTATCAGCAGGTGTTAATTTATTTTGCTTATTATCTATTACATTTCTTACTTTTTGACTCAATTTTAATGGTGTTCCGCTAAGACCATTACCTTCAAGGGTATCATCATGTTTTACTGAATTTATAGCAAGTACTTTACCGTTTTTTATAATCATATGCAGCTTTCCTTTTTCTATTATTATTTATAACCCAAAATAATCGGATATATTCCAATTTTATCTTATAAATAATAGTAAGGAGATTAAATTATGAAAAAAATGGCAGAAGCTATTAAAGTTATTAAAGAAAACGGTTATAAAATCATAAAGGAAGATGTTTATACATCAAATTTCCAGCTTAATCAAAGAATTAAGGAATATTTGGAAAATGATAAGTTCATTATTGTTCTTCTCATTGGTATGTATGGACGTCAGGTAGACTTCGAAAAGCGTGGTAGACGCACAGTTTTACGTAATTTTAAAGGTTTTAACCAAACTGATGCTGCTTACCTTTCTCCATTAGCAGAAAAAGTTCAGAATGGTCAAGTTTTGACCCCACGTGAACTTGCTTTCGTAAAGTCTTGTTTAAGAAAATACAAAAATACACAATGGTCTGAAGTTCTTAAGGAACTTGGTTATGTTAGAGAAGAAAAGAAACCAGGACGTAAGATTGAACTTTTCTTCGATGAAATGGAATTTGCTCCAATTGATGATGATGAAATCGAAACTATAGTTCCAAATTCTGAAGCAGACTATATCGCAAAGGCTTTATCTTTAGCTCAGGAAGATGGTGGTATGCTCGACGATGAAGATTTACCAAGAGCAAAACAAATCGCTGCTGACCTTTATAATCAAGGTCTTATTGCACCACAAGACGCTGCAGATAGAATTAACGAAGAACTCTAATATTTAAAGAATACTCCTATGAACTTAAAAGAAGCTATAAAAATTTTAAAAGAAAATCATTACAAAATAAAATCTCCTTTATTAAATGAAGCTGAAATACGCTTTAATACTGCTGATGATTATCTGGCATATCGTTCTAAACTTATAAATTCTTCTTGGGCACAAAATACCGTCCAAATAGGCTGTCAAAATACCATTCTCTCCGAAAAAGAACTAAATGCTACTGGTAAAGACATTGGCGAAATTGTCATTGAACGTTATTGTAAGGATTTTGAATCTAATAAAAAAGATCTTCAGGAATCTTGGAATTTAGGTTGGGAATCAGAAGACCCAAATCCAATGACTGAAGATACTTTTAAGAAATTAAAGAGTAAAAAAGCAGTTTATGAAGAATGTAATGCTATTTACCAAAAAGGTGCAATAATGCATGCATTTTTAAATAATTTTTAATTAAGGTTTTAAAATGAACTTATTAGAAGCAAGAGAAATACTCAAAAAGAAAGGTTACACTGTTCATAGACTTAACGAATGTGGCGGTTTTAGCGGCGGTTGCGGCGGAAGCAGCAGTTATAGTTCTAGCTGTGGCAGTAGTGGTTGCGGTTCCAGCTATAGCTCTGGATGTGGTAGTAGCAGTAGTTATGGTGGTGGATGTGGTACAATATCCAGAAGCGTCAGAGTAGGTTGCGGAACTTATATTTCTGATAGTTGTCATAGTAGTGGTTGTGGTGGTTATTATTATGACGATGATGAAGATGAAACACCAGAAACTATTATTGTCAAAGGTAAAAGATATGAATTTGCTGGATATAATTCATATTATGGTTGTGCAGAATATACTAATTCCAGAACTGGTAAAACTATACTTGATGTAACTAATAATGAAAGACCATCTAAATTTTCAAAAATTATAAGTCTTGCTCGTAAATTAAGAATTAGTGAAGTAAGAACAGTTGAAATAATTGAAACTTTATATGAATCTGGTATTAGTCGTGAAATTGCATATAATTTACTTGCTAAATTAAATATGCTACCAGATAAATTACTTAGAATGCCAATAACACATGTTAAATAACTAAGTTTAAATAATATAAAAAGAGTCAAGAAAACCTTGACTCTTTCTTTTTAACCACATGTAGTAGGACCACCACATCTCATATAAAATCCACAACTATACGATACCCATTGTGGAGGATTTCCAAAATGTGCATTGGCATAGTCATAATAACCACCAGTTCCACATCCTACATATCCACCACAACCAGTAATTTTGAGTTGTTTCATACCTGCGGTTTTAAGTTTTTGTCTTAATTCAGTTAATGTCATAATATACCTTCTTCACCATTCTTTTTCAATAACCAATCAATATATACTGGATCATTTTCATATTCAGATATATCATCTGTCAATGAATAATCACCAAATATCCATCTTTCAAATTCTGTATTTGTTACTAGATCCCAGTCATCATAAACTTGACCGTCAATAGTAATCAAAATATCATTTACAAATATCTTATTACCATAAACTACTTTAGAATGTTCCAAACCTCTATGATAACTGATTAATGTATCACCGTCCCAGAATCTATCGTCATTACAAACCATACAACCACCAGAACTTTCATATTCATATTCAAGAATTAATTTCTCAAATACATCATCTCTGTTCTTTAAAGTATCTTTCGTAATATTCCTATAATCTGCTCTGATACAGATAGAAACATTTTCTAATGGTCTATAAGGTTCTATAAACTGTTTAAATTCTTCTAGGTTAAATTCCTTAGAAAGAACAACATTCAATTTAATATGTTTCTTAATTAAATGTGCAAAAATATTGATAGGCAAGACATCTTCATAGAATTTCTGATGCATATGTCTTGAAATATTCAAACCGCCGATTTTATCATTCTTGTTAATAAAATCAATCATTGTCATAATTTTCGCAGTTTCTATAGTTCCAGGAATTTCTGCAAATGTAGGAAATGTCGTATTGATATAAACTGGTTTCTTCATAGCATCAATAAGAATCTGACATTTCTCAATATCTGCTAATGGTTCTCCACCTGTTAATACAAATTCTTCAATTAACGGATTTTCATTAAGTTTTTTGATTTGTGCAAGAATTGCATCAATATCACAAGTTCTTTGTTTATACATCTGCTTAGATGTACAGAACTTGCAATGATTATTACAATCCCATGGCACAAAAATCGTGCAACTTAAATTACTTCTCCCTTTAATATATCTCATATTTTATACAAGTTTAATTAATCTATAATACTTATCACTATCGTAGAATCGATCAGCAATCGCATACTTATTATTTTCTTCATCTTCTGCTAAAACGATTCCACCATCAAACCTACTAGTTCCAGAATATCCAATTAATGCCATTGGTGTATCTTCATCAAACTCAGCAACACTCATTTTAATAACACCATTAACAAGATATTCGGTGTTATCAGTTGAAACATTAATAAATGGAGTTGAAAATGCGTCAAGTTCTTCTAATTCTTTCTTAAATGCATTGTTAATAAGAATATAATTACCTGCACAACGGCGAGTACTTGTTCTAATAGAATTACATTCCTTCATTAAATGAGTTAATAATACGCCACAACGTTCTTCTTTAGAAGCTGCAGACTCTGGATCTTTGTGTATTTCAATAACCTTAGCCACATCCATACATGCATGAATTACATCTAATTCTTTCTTACTTTCATCACTTGCATCTTTCCAATCTTTTTCATGGATAAGTTGTCTTTCAAGACCCAATGTTAATTCTGGACGGTCAGCTTCTCTACCATCGAATAACAGTTCTCTTGGAATATATCTTAAAACGGATGCACAGTTTTTAAATAATCCGTCTTTCTTCTGGACTTTAATTAAGTCTTTAATTGTCATTTTGTAACCTTTGTCTTTCATCTCTTGTTAATAGCCTTTGATTTGTGCTTCCCCTAAACTTTAAATTCAAATCTCTCTGTTCAAGAATAAATGGTCCGTCAACCAGAATATCAACCATTTCTAATAAAGAAGAAGTTAACCCATTTATATTTTGACACTGACCTTCTAATAAATCTTTTTCATAAATATAACCAGTAAATAACCAAACATTTTTACCAGGATATGCACGTTTGAAATTAGCAATGAGCTTATAGATTTCTGCTTGGTTTTCTTTTTCCATTGGTTCTCCACCAAGAACTGTCAAACCAGCAATATATGGTTTATTACAAGCTTCAATAATTTCATTTTCTGTAATTTCTGTATATGGTTGACCATAATCAAAATTCCAGGTTTCTGGATTAAAACACCCTTTACAATGATTTCTACAACCTGAAACAAAAAGTGTTACTCGACAACCGTCACCATCGACAATACTCATTGGATCAATTTTACTGTAATTCATCTTTTACCCTTAAAAGTCTATAATAATTCTCTGTTCCTTCCATATCGGTATTAATTGAAAAATGAGTCTCGGTAGGACTAAGTGCTGCAATAGCACCACATACACACGAATTATTAGAATGATATGCCATAATAGCTTCTGGATAATTTGAATAATCATCAAAGTCCATTTTAAAAGCATCTCTACCGACAATTTTTAATACACCTGGAGCAGATTCAGTAATAAATTGACAATTCATAAAACCAGATGTTAAGTCATGTAATAAATCATACATCTTAGTATTCAATACAATAATATTACCAAAGCCTTGATGTGTTGCAATAGCAATATCATTACAAAGTTGTATTATCTTAGTAACAATCGTTGATGCACGTTCAATTCCGGAATCGTGCCAAAAAGGATCATTACCTATTGGGTTTTTCATTTCTGTAACTTTTGCAACCTGCTTACATGCTAAAACGATTTCTTTATATAAGTCTGAAGAATTACTACATAAAGGTTGCCAATTTGGCGTATGACCATATTTAGGTTCAAAACTACCATATTCATAACCTTCTCTTATATCAGGTTTATATCGCATTACAGTTGGTAAACTATGTTCAAAATCAATTCCTCTTTGAACACCGACAAGATCCATTATACTCATTTTTTACTTTCCTTATCATATTTCAGTTTTAACCCGAGAAGGATAAATATAAGTATAGTTGCCAAAGTATAATTTACATATTGCGGATATTGCCACATTCCACTTATATAATTAGTATAGAAAATATAAGCAGCACTACATAAATTACCGATAATTGACAAAATAATAAAGAAAATACTTATATCACCTGTCGACTTAGTTTTATAAGCTTTAATAACTTGTGGTAATGAACAAACTGCAAAAGCACCAGCTCCACAAAAACCACAAATTAACATTAAAGTATCTAACATTCGCTTCCTTTTATTTAAAGATAGAAAAATCATACGGTTTTTCAACCCGTATGATTTTTTTCTAGTTGTTTTTATTAAATATTATGACGGTCTCTCAATTCTGCTAATTTTCCATCATTCCATGACTTGAAAATAGTCTTCTTAGGAGAACCAGTCAAATATCCGGTAATTCTTCTAACACGAATAATCTCATCTTCATTCTTGTTACCGCAACATGGACATTCATTATTGATGATTCCATGGAAATGGCACTTAGTACAAGTATCACTATCAAATGTACAAGTGAAATATCCTAAGTCACCATCATACATAGCATCAATAGTTGCCTTGACTGCTTCAAGATTCTTAGACAAGTCACCGTTCAACTTATAATAGAAGATATGACCAGCATTTGTAATCTTGTGATAAGGTGCTTCCATCTTAATCTTGTTTTCAAGAGTAGTTTCCAAAGAATAATCAAGCATGTGGCTATTTGTATAATAACCCTTACCGAAGACTCTCTGTAAATCTACATCAGCAAGCTTCTTTTCGTTCTGAAAAAGATTTTTATCGATGTTAGCAAAACGACCTGCAACTGCTTCAGCCGGTGTAGCGAAACAAGACCAGTTCAAATGAGTTTCCTTCTGTGTCTTATCAACAAATTCACGAATAGTCTTTACAATAGAGAAAGCATAATCATCAATTTCATGGTCGACACCATAAGTCTTACCTGTCAAGAGTAACATGGTTTCAGCAAGACCGACGTAACCGATTGACAACGAAGCCTGCTTAAGAACTTCACCAATCTTATCAGTAACTTCATGCGGTTGGTCATCAGATGTGAGATAAAGACCCTGTTGCATAGTGAACGGGAAATTCTCATATGTCTTGTTAGAAATCAATGCAAATCTGTCAAGCAAACTTCCCTTTGCATCTTCAAGCATTTCAGCAAGCTTTTCAAAGAAAATAGTCTTACGTTCTTGTTCATCTTTAGCTGCGATATGAGCTTCAATAGCAAGTCTAGGAAGGTTAATTGTATGGAATGCAAAGTTACCTCTACCAGTTGTCTGTTCAGCACCATTGATATTACCAATAACTCTAGTTCTACAACCCATAGTAGAAATAGTTGTATTTTCAATGAGCTTCTTCAACTTTAACTTATTTCCAGAAATTTCTTCAATTTCCCAATAATCACCTTGACCTACATCATACTGATAAACAAACTTATCAAACTTCTGATCTTGCATTGGAATAATTGTTGCTTCATCTTTACCACGAACCTTAACACCAATAGCATTTTCAAAAATTTCAACTTCCTTAGTTTCATACTTGATGTATGGCTTATTGAAGGAACTATCGACCTTTACAAAGTTCGGGTAGAATCTACGAGCAAGACACTTAATAGAATCGAGATACAAATCATAGTTAGGATCTTCTGGATTCTTTGTATAACCTTTCATCAACTTGAAAATCAAGATTGGGAAAATTGCTGTCAATCCATCGCCGAGACCTTCCATCTGAGACTTAATAAGATTCTTGCTAATCATACGGCCACAATTAGAAGTATTAAGACCGAAGTTCAAAGAACTGAATGGAACTTGGTTTCCTGAACGAGACTGTAAAGAATTCAAATTACCAATAAGACCTTCCATAGCCTGATGTGTATCATCATCTGTCTTCTGAATTGCCTTGATAACACAAATCTTAGGGAACTTAGTATAAAGAAGTGCAGAAGGCCAGTTCATAGAAGCTGTTGCAACTTCATCAAGATTGGTCATTTCTTCATGATCTGGATTATATTCTATATATCTTTCTAATTCTTCCTTAAGATTCTTTCTAAATGAAATATCGACAAATGGTGCTAAATCAAAATCGAGATTATCATCAGCGATACCACCATATTGCTGGTTGGACTGAAGCTGAAGGATAACTGCTGTCAATGCTGCTGCAGTCTGGATTGACTTCGGAGAACGTAAGAAACCAGTTCCGGAGTCAAAACCATTCTTCAACAACTTTCCAACTGGAGCAAACAAGCAGTTGAATGTCAAATTATACTGGTTAAGGTCATGGATATGTAAATGCCCGTCCTTATGTTCCTGTGCATACTTTCTGTTGATGTTATTCAACAGATTATACATCTTGTTCGTTTCAGATGCAATCTTACCGTATGTTCCAGCAGGAGTAGCACCAGACTCATTTGCATTGTCTCTTAAAATATTCGAACTTTTAATGTCAGATTCTGTAATTTCCTTAATGGTCTTTACAATTTCTGATTTTGTTTCACGTGCACGGTTACGTTCGTCTCTATATAAAATAAATGCCTTGGCAACTGTTCCGAATCCGCTATTCATTAATGTTTTTTCAATAACATTCTGAATATCTTCAACTTTTGCTGACTTAGCATCATTTGCGGAAATCTTCTCGACTACTTCATCAACTAATTGGTCTATACCTTCTTCTGTATATTTTTCATTTATTGATTTAAATGCATTTTCTATGGCTGTATATACTTTTGCAATATTGAATTTTCGTCTGCGATTATCTCGCTTAATTACGTTTTTAATCATCTATTTCCTCTTTATAAACGCTTAATAAACATTTAATTCACAACACTAATAACTTTCATTTTCTTTATCGGTTTTATATTTATAGCACAATGAAAAATGTAGCCTTTACTATTTTAAAGCTACATTTTTGAGAAATTTTTCACTAAGATTTAACATAAACTTCAACCGACAAATATAATTATTTATTATTTTTTACGTTACAAATTTCATATCAAATATAAAAAAAACTATGCAAAATTTTGCATAGTTTAAATTAATTTGTAAATTTTTATTTAGAAACGAATTGTGAAATTAAACGCTTGATAACCGTTAATCCAGAGTAACCAGTTAGGAGAAATTTCAAAATATTTGTAATGATAACTAGAATACTGAGTATTCCAAAAATCTATCTCCTTACAAAATTCAGAAGTGAAGAAAGGTGAACATGCAAATGACATGCCACATAGTAACAGTAAGATTCCAATTATTCTTTGCATTTCTTTTTTCCTTTTTTAGTTTCTGTTTTTTCAGTTTTTTCAGTAGCTGCTGGTGCTTTAGATTTGACCATATTAGGCTGTTGTTTTACTGGAATATGTTTATCTAGGTCTACATCACCAATCGCGTCCAGAAGCACTCTTAAACGCGTTACAATCTCTTTTTTATTCTTACTATATTCTATCATACCTGCTAGGTCTTTTAACCTCATAGACCATCTATAATAGTCATAATACTTAATACAGACTTTCTTCAGGTTAAACCCAGACTGCAATAATTCGACGTCTGGATAAGCTCTGGCAAGCAAATGATGTGCAATCATATGTTCCCTAGGGGTCAAATAAATCCAGTTCGTAGGCACGTCTGGACCACCCAATGACTGAGGAATTATATGATGCTTATCATATAATATCGATGGTTCTCTCCCTGCCGCTTTGGCAATAATTGCGAAATATGTTTTTAAATAATTCATTTATATATTGTAAATTCTTGGTCACATGCATCTGGATTTTCTTCGTTAACAGTAATACATTTCTGATACATATCTTCAGGAGAAGTAGAACTTTCAGAACTACATCCAAATATCATTAAACTAAATACGAAAATAAAAATAACTACAAATACTACGATGTCAATTTTTGTTTTTTGCATAATATTATAATATAGCAAATATTTTTTAGTTGTAAACCCTAAAATAAAAAACCAGGATTTACTCCTGGTTTATTTATTACTTGTTGTTTGGTCGCTTATAACCAAATGTCTTCATTGTTTCATCCTTCTTTACAGTTCTATCACCTTTGACTTGATCCTTATAATCACAACGGTGTTTTGCAACAGAAGTACTGAACAACTTGGTTATATATGCGCCTGTTCCTAAAGCATGATGATTCTTTGCCTTGACGTTTCCATCCTTATCAGACAACCAGTCGATAACCATCTGGACTGTTCCTGCTGTAGTAGTCTTAGCTTCATCATTCAATGTAAATTCGATATTAAAATCATTTACATAGTTTGCGGTAGTTGTATATACCCAAAGATGAAGTTTATAAGT